GTCCTAGCTCGGCCCTCGGCGCGCGCGCCAGCCCGGCCACCCAACCAGCCGGCAGCGCCCAGCTTGTGGCCTTTCCCTCTGACACCAAAAGAGGACCACTTGGCGATAGTCCTCTCTCCTGGTCCCCCGCTGCGGTCACCACTCACCGGGCCGCCAGCGTGACCGTCTGGCGGAAGATCGCGGGGTGCTTGGTGCAGTCGAAGACGTCCTCGATGGCGCGTACCCGGTAGACCTCGCCCGAGATGCCGGCGCGCGCATCCGTCACCGTCACCACGTCGAAGAGCTGCAGGCCGACGTTTGGGAGGGTGCTCACCTCGCCGCGCTTGGTGGTGGCTTCGTGCTTCCTGAGCTGACCCACCGCCCGCTCGTCGCACTCCGAGGCGGTGTCGTACGCGTAATCGAAGACCTTCTGCAGACGGTGACCCACCAGGTCAACCTCGTCGTACTCCACCTCGTCCCCGAAGAGCGGGACTCCGAACCCACTGACACCAGCAAACACCTCTATGTGGTTGTAGGCGGGGCTGCGGGACCCGTACCGCCCGGCGATAACCACGTGGTTGCCGCTCCCTCCGTAGGTGTAATCGCTGGTCTCGCCGGTGGTCAGCTCCTTGAGGTATGGGGTGGTCCCCTCCCAGTAGACGAAGTCCGGCACCTTGGAGAGCGCCGTAAGAACCGCTCCCCGCAGGTCCTGCCCTGGGTGAATCAGGATCGGCGGCTTGAGCGACCCTAGCTCGCTGGAGTACTCGCCGCTCTTGGTGCTCGCCCGGAACCCCGCCAACGCGAACAAGCGTTCCACGATCTCCCAGGCCGTAGCCTCCCCGTCCACCCAATGGTACTGTCTCTGCGCCGCCATCCCCGACAGCAGCCCCCAGGGACCGGTCGCGTAGATCACCAGGTACCGCCGCCCCTGAAAGTCGATCACGTGCTCATAGTCCTCGACCCACATCGACGGCCACGCCCCGTACTCGCTGCCGGCAGAGGTGACGTACCCCCGGCTCAGGTTCACCATCGACCCCCGCTTGAACGCAGCCAGCGACCCCGATCCGACGGAGTTCAGGCCGCCGTCGCTGTTGTCCAGCCAGATCTCCGCGTACATCTCCGGCGCGATCAGCTGACCGTAGTCCACCGACACCCCGGCCGCCTTGTGACCGGTCCACCGGTCCACCAGCTTGTACTTGACCACCCTGGCCGACAGGTCCACGCTACCCTCGCCGGCAGCCTTGGCCCGGTACGCCGCATTCGAGCACGCAGCGTACACGTAGCCATCCCCGCCCGGCTCATACCCGATCACCATGCCGAACGGACCACCCTCGGCCTTGAAGGGGCTCGGATCGGTCCACACGCCCTCCATGAACGTCGGCGCGTAGATGCCCCGCACCCGCAGCACCCGCGAGTACTCCTCCCCCACCAGGTACCCGGTGAACACCGCCCGGTACTTGTCCACGTAGGTCAGCGACGGCCACGCGTGCGCGAAGGAGGTGCCAGCGTCTGTGCGCTCGACCGCTACCGGGTCCGCCCACGTGTCCGCGCTCACGTCGACGCCCGCCCCATAGGCCATCGCGAACAGCGCCCACACGAAGTACAAACCTACTCCCTCCCCGATGCCAAAGAAAGTGTAGGCGTCCACGTTGGCGCCGAAGAGCATATTGTAGTCGCCCGTCTTGTGACAGGTCAACCCTCGCATTACCCCCACCCCCGACTTGCCCCAAGACGACGCCCCCTGCCAGACACCCCCGCTCCGCTTCCGCCGGTACACGTGGCACGACGCGGACACGCTGACGTCGTGCACCGAGAAGAACACGATCGGGTCCGTTCCGCTCAGATGCGCCGCCGCCACGCTCTCCAGGCGATAGTTGCCCGTGCAGGTGTGCACCGTGGCCGCGCTCCCCCAGGACGCGCCATAGTCCGTGCTCTCCCGGCAGTACAGCACCAGGTCCGAGCTGGAGATGTAGAACCACCACACGTACGCCCCCGAGGTCGCGAGCCACATCTGAGCCCACGTCGAGCAGCTGCCCATGCCGCCCGTCCACGTGGTCCACTGCCCCACCGTCGTGGGCGACGTCACCCGCTGGTACTGCGCGCTGCCGGCATGAGAGCGCACCCGCACAATGGACTCATCGCCGCAAACGATCATCCCCTGCGCCTCGTCCTCCGACGCGTCGCTATACAGCTTCGACCAGGTCAGGCGCTGGTGAGGGCCCAGCTTGTCGTAAATCTCCAGCTTCACGCAGGGCTTGGCGCGCGCCTTCTTCTGCCCTGCCAGCAGCGTTCCGCTCAGGGTCTGCACGAGTCACCTCCCAGGTAGTTATCCACCGTTTGGGGATAACCTGTCCACACGCGAGGACCAGGTGGTGCCGAGGGCACCAGGGGTGATGCCGCCGGCACCAGGGGTGGTGTCAGGGGCACCAGGGGTGATGCCGCGGGCACCACAAATAAGAACAATGAAGAAGACGAAAAAAAAAGACGAAAGAACAACAAAAGCCCTGGCGCTTTTTTTCTTTCAACGATCTCTGCTTTTTTCTCTCTCAACGATCTCTGCGCTTGCTGTTGACAACCTGGTTCTCCGTGACCAACTGGTGACAGCACCTGGTTGCCGGCGGGATCCGCGCGTCACCATCTCGACGAGGGCATTTGCGCCTTCCAGGGCTTGGTGACGGCGCCGAGCTGCCGGCACTTCCCAGCCGTCACCATCTTGGAGCAGTTGGAGACAGCATCGATGCCCGGGCCCGACGTCGGTGTCACCATCAGTCGACGTCTTCCACATCGGTCTCGAACCCATGCTCCGCGCGCAGCCGCTCACTCAGGGCCTGGGCCTCGTCCCGGTCCATCGTCTCCGTCACCAGCCGGCTACCCTCAACCCTAGCCCAGTCCCCTCCCCACTGCCGGCCCTTCCACAGAGCGTCAACCAGCTTCTCGCCCGGGCACTCCGTGGCCACCACGCGACCATGAGGAATCACGTACAGCGCACGGCGCCGCCCCCATCCTCCGCCGAAGAACTCCGGAAGCACCCACCACATCAGCCGCCGCAGCGTGTCCAGCTGGGCGCTGTTCGGCTGCCGCTGCCTGTAATCACCCAGGACACACACCGACACACTCTGAGCGTTGACCAGTGCATCCCCGCTATTTGGCAGTTCGTAGCACAGCCGGCCGGTGAACGCCAGGCCACCGTCGAACCCGATGCAGAAGTGGTAGGGGATCGTGGGATCGCCCAGCTCCAGGACCCGGTATCTGGCCACGGAAAGAGCCGTCTGGCTCATCAACACGGACCCGCTGTGATGGACGACCCCGAAGCGCACGTCGCCGAACGGCCTCCAGAGATTGTACAGCGCCGGCATGTTGGAGAAGGACTCGATCTCGTCTCTCAGGTCCACCACGCCCTCGATGCCGGCGGCGGGGAACGCCTTCATGAGGTTGTACTCATCACCTGCCGGAGGTGGTGGCTCCGGTGGCTGTGGTGGCTCGGGTACGTCCTGGCCCTGCACCCGCTCAAAGAACACCAGCACCGGGCGATGCCCTTTGTACCGATGGTCCAGGTTCTCCGCGTAGAGTCCCAGGCCAGACACCCGCTGGCTGTTCCCGACCACTTCCACGGCGTAGGCTCCCCACGGCGCGAACATGGGCATCGACGCCGCCCACTCCCTGGCCCCCGGAGGAGCCAACGGGTCCGCCTGGGGCGACCGGAAGACCTCGCCCCCTGGCCACGAGAACCGCACCTGAGCACCGGTCCCAGGAGGGAGGACCGCGAACAGGCTGAAGTTGTTCGTCTCTGGCTGGACCTCCACCCGGCACACCGACCACTGCGGCGCGCTTGGGTCTTGCGGCGCCGTCCACTCCACTGCCTCGATCATGGGCTCCGTCAGCGCGTCCCAGTCCCAAGTGTCCGCCGCCGGGTCCATGGGCGGGGCGGGCACTGGCTCCGGCAGCGGGTCGCCGCCTTTGCAGGCGAGCTCCACCGCGTACACGACCGGCCGGTGACTCTCAGGGTTCGGGCCATCGCTGTGGCAGAAGGCGAACCAGCCAGCGCCGGGATCCCCACCAATCCAGAGGGAGATGCCCTTGACCTGCGGGTACTTCTCTCCCAGCAGTTCCAGATACGCCACGGTCTCCTGCGCCCTCACCGTGTTCTGGTCAGCAGCCTGGCCCGAGTTGACGCCATACGCCCCCTCGACGATGTAGACGTCCTTGCCCCGCAGGTACCGCTCGTACTCCAAGAACCGCAGCCCATGGGCGCGCTCCGCGTACTGACCCGGGTGCATGCCGTAGCAGTGCACGAAGTGCACATCCAGGGCGCTCAGGGCATCCTTGCAGGGACTGGACTCGAAGGTCATATCCTCGCCGTGGTAGTAGTAGACGCCGGCAGGATCGTTCGAGAAACGCACGTCTCGGTTCCCGACCGTGAGGTGAGGACCACCCACGCGCAGCCCCGGCATGTCCTGGTGCACCCGCTCAATGAAGATCAGCAAGGCCTCGTTGTACCGCTTCATGGCGTCCTCAGTGTCGCCGAACCCCTCCCACTGCGGCGCCCACCCCGGCATGTTCGGCTCGTTGAAGGGCTTCCCGATCAAGTACTCGACGGGGATGCCGGCAGCGACGCACCTGTCAGCCGTGGCCATGGTTTCGCTGGCGTGAGCCCCCCACTTCGCCGGACCGCCCCGCGAAGGCTCATAGTAGCGCCGCAGCACCAGCGGTGGACGGCCCCCCAGCTCCCACGCGTCCCGCAAGAGATCGGGCTGCTGGTTGACCACCCCATCCATCGCCAGCAGCAGGCTGAGGGGCTTCCACCTAGCGATGATGTCCATATCAGCAGGCGTGATCCCCGAACCGTTGTGGAAGTGCAGCCCAGGCCTCAACATGCTCATCCTCCGACCTCCTTGGTGTCAATTGGCGACGTGGCCACCTCGAGCTCAGTCACCACGCGCACCAGGGCGCCACCCGCCAGATGCACAGCTGACCCAGGACCACCCCGGCCACTCCCACCGCCAGTGTAATGCACAATCCGATGCACAGCCCCGTGACCAAGCCATGGGTCGCGTGTTCGAGCACCCTCCCTTGCACTCCTTGGGCCACCCGCGCCGGCCAGAGGCGCATCTGCTGATCATCCTCTGGCCCGTACTTGCTCTGTCTCGCACACGCCACCATGTGACACCGCTGGCACAGCGCCACCGTGTTCTCAGGGGCGTTGTTCATGGGGTTGCCGTCCCGGTGGTGCACCGTCAGCACATACCCCGCGGCCCAATCGTTCGCGTGCCCACAGTCCGGATTCTCGCAGCACCACCCGGCCCGATCCTTGACCGCCGTCGCGATCTCTTTCCAGTTGTCAGCGTACCCATCACTCACAGAACACATGATCTCCCACCCTTTCGCAGTTGTAGAGCCAGGGAGGCAGTCCCCCCGGCCAGTAGTTCGGGTTATCGAAGTGCGTCTTGTCGGCCAGCTCAGGCGGTGGCTGCCACGAGCCGTCGTACACCGCCAGCGCCAGCGCCCACACGTGGTGCCAGTTTTCCCCGGATCCCACGCGCAGCTGTCGCCACCACCGCGGGTGATGCGCTTCCATCCAGCGCTCGATGCACCAGGGATCGTCGGGAAAGGCCCCCTGGCTCTCACACTCCAGCACCGCCAGCCGCAGGGAGTGCCCGGGCCCGTAGACATCGCCGCCCCACACCGCGAACTGACGCGGCTGGAACAGCGTCTGCTCGATCTGCTCGCCGCCCGCCCGGTTCATCGCCACCTGCGCCACCATGGCCTTGCCCACGTCCGGCTGGTTGCGGGCCTCCATGATCATCGTCAGCGCCAGCAGAGCTACACGCCACGTGTCCATCTTGCCTCCCTGGTGACAGCCGGCCGAGATCTCCGAGCTGCACCTGGCACCACTCAGAACTCCCCTTCGTCGATATCCTCCAGCACGTCCCTCGCCTCGATCACCGCTGACTTCCCCGGCATCGTCCACGTAGCTGAATCAAGCTCCGCCACAAGGGCAGCAGAAAGCACCCGATCATCGTGCACCTTCGCGTCCGGTACTCCCCACTTCATGCGCTTCTCTTCGCCCTCAGACACCTCATAGCGGCACTGCTCCACCTGGGTCCAGAACTCCGACCAGTCGCGAGAGCCATCGTCCCGGAAGTACTTGAAGCGACCAGTCTCCACCACGCTGAGGAAGTCCCATCCCAGGTCGCTCTTCCGCTTCGGAGGCGAGAACTGAAACGGGATCACCCGCTCACCAAACGCCTGCCGCGACGACAGGAAGCTCACCAGCCCCGCGCCCACTCCGGACGCATCGGCCACAATGTGACGCACCTTCCAATGCTCGAAGTACGCCCGCAGCTTGGCGTACAGCCGCGTGTGTCTCGTGCCGGCATCAGCCAGGACGTCCACCGCCTCGTACGTCGGCGCTGCTAGAAGTGGATCGCGCACCGTCCTCAGGTCCACCCGGAAGATCGTGGCGACCGTAAGGTCCTTCGTCGGTCTCGCCTGCCGGAGCTCATCGCCGGTCATCTCTTCGTCCTGCCCCGCCACGTCGAGCGTAGCCACGTAGACCGTCTCTAGCTCCGGAGAGCGCAGCCGCTTGTGGCCACCCTGCATCAACGCCTGCCGCCGGTCATCGAACATGCGCCCCTCAGAGTCGATCTCTTCCAGGCAATACTGAGTCTTGACCATCGGATGATGCCGGCCCTTCCTGGCGATCTCCTTGCGCACGTGCTCACCATACGCCGGCACTTCCTTGGCCACTTCCTCCCACGGCACGAAGAACACCCGCTGCTGGCCGTCGCCCTCTTCCTCCCGCCGCAGGTCCCGCACCACCTTCGCGAGCATCGTCCGCGAGGTCCACACCGTCCCGTAAAAGACCCTGGTGGCGTTCGTCGAGGCGCCCATGGGCGTGAAGTCGACTTCCCACTTGTCCTCGTCCACGTCCTGCGCCTCGTCGCACTCCAACAGCAGAGATGCTGTAGCACCCACAACTTGAGACGACGGATCAGCCGAGAGGAAGATCACGCAGGCCTTGCCCAGGAAGGTCATGTACCCCTCGCGAGTGCGCACCTTCGAGCGGTTCCAGGGGTTGTCGAGGACGTCTTCGAGGCGGAGCTTGGAGTTGATCAGCTGAGGCTTGTAGGTCGGGGCCGCCTTGACCATCTGGCCACCCTTCCGCTGGTACAGGTTGAGCAGGTACGCCTCAAGCTGGGCGCTGACCTCGTTCTTGCCCGCCTGCCGCGAGAACACCACCGCAAACGAGAGGCCCCGCTGATTGAGGACCGAGTCCAGGATCGCATACGCCGGAGCCAGCTGGTACTCTCGCAGCGGACGCTCGACTACCAGCTTCGAAAACCACCGGATGTCCGAGAGGAACCGCCTGACCACGTGCTCGATGGGACGAACCGCCACCGCTCACCCCCTCCATGGTGACAGGATGATCACCGGCTGCCGGCACGCCCTGTCACCATCAGATACCGTCTCGCACCGAGTCTCGGTCCCAACCAGGACGCTGGATGGGCACCCGTTTGTCGACCCTGAGCAGCAGCTGCCGGCGGATCTCCGTCAGCTGCACGTTGAACGAGTCCAGCCGACCGGTCGCCCACTCCAGCCAGTGCTCGGGCGTCTCCGTGGACACGCCGGCCTCGCCCACGGACCCGCGCGCTTTCTCCATGGCAGCGTAGCCACCCGCACCCCCGACCACCACCTCTTCGTGCTCTGCCGGCACCGTGGTTTCCGTGGCGCTGTTCAGGTCCTCAATGGTCTGCGGCTTCTGGTAGTAGACGCGCACCACGTCACCCGACGCCGGCTCGCCCCCGTCCAGTACATAGAGCGTCGCCCCCCAAAGCTCCCACTGCCGCCACTCGGGAGGATCTTCGGGCGCCGTGCTCGTGTACGGGTACCACACCCTGACCACCCTCGTCAGCCCGGTCAGTGTCGAGAGGGAGACCTCGCGACCGTCCGCCGCCAGCGTGATCGTCCCCACCGCCTCCTGGGGCCGCGCCCGAGAGTACCCCGACAGCGCCCTCTCGATAGCACGGTCGATCTCACCCGCAGTCCAGACCGCGTTGCCCGCATCGTCCAGGTCTTGCTCGACCAGCTCCCGGAGCTCGCTCAGGGTGCTCATCGGTAGGCCACCGTCACGCTGGGCGCGGTGCCAGTGATCGTCGCGTACATCCCCACGCCGTAGGCTACATCCAGGACCGCGCACACCGACACGCCCGCGGCCGCTGCGAGGCTGATGATCGCGTCGCCAGCGGTGGCCACCTCATCTCCGAGGACCACGGTCGCCGCGTCCGACCCTCCAGTGAGGGCGATCGAGTGAATCACGCCAGGCCCGCTCTTGATGAGGCCGCTGGCCGCCAGGTTGGTGTACTTGTAGATCTCCACTGTCTGCCTCCTATCTTGGTACCACCATCACCCAATCCAGATAGAAATTGAGCCCGTCTCCCTCACTGTAGGCCTGCCAGAAGGGCGTCAACGATATTGTTGGGATGTCGGTCGTTTTCGTCACCAGATGAACCCCATCAACCCAGTAGTCAACGCGACCCGTAGATACCTCGATGGCGTGCACATGCCACCCCGTGTCCGCTGCTACTGAACTCGCGACAAATGAGCCAGACCCGCTCTGATTGCTGCGGACCACCCAATTAGCAGACTCCGAACCCCTGAAGCCTGCCTGTATCCAGTCCCCGCTGATCGCCCCCATCGTGAACTGACAACTCCCCAAGGCACCGCTGATCGCTCGCATGATCATCACGAAGCCGCCATCCGGGTCTAGCGTGTCGTGGTTATGCGCCGCGCTCCCCAGGTACAGCCGGCCATACTGCCCTGCCCCTGCGACCGCGCTAAGCCTCACCAGGCCGCCGTGATTCTCGAACAGTCCCGAGGTTCCAACGTTGACCTTCGCCTCATACTGCGGGTGCAGCGCCTGCCCCAGGAAGTCATCGGTCCACGCCCGCGCCAGATCGGTCATCGTCAGAGTCGGTCCCCACGAGTCCAGCACCAGCCCCGGCGTCGGCGCATCACCAATCGTGCACACCACCACCCCACTAGCCCCATCCTCGAAGAACAGCACCCCGCACCCCGCGCCCTCCACCATCAACTGAGCGTCGATGTCCTGCGACACAGGCACCGCCAGGGCCAGCCTCGACATCGAACCCACCAGCAAGACGTCGGCCTTGTGGTTCGTCCAATCGTACGATCTCACTACGCCCCGGTAAAAGCGCATCCTTCCTCGCTTTGGTGACGGCCGGCCGTCCTCGAGGACGCGGCCGTGTCACCAACCCTGGTGACAACCCTGGCCACGATCGGCAGCTGATCTGTCTCCAATAAGGGGGAGTCGGGGAAACCGGGACCGCCGACCCATTCTCCCCGACTCATAAGACGGCTGGGTGGGACAGCCGTCACTCTACCGACTAGGCCTGGGCCCCTGCCAGGTAGTAGACGACCACGTCGAACTCCGCCGTGGGAGTGGTCCCGCCGGTCAGGTTCAGGTCTACCTCTACCACGCTCCCCGCCGCGATGGTGACCGGGGTCTCAGTGCCGCCCATGTGCGGCGTGAGCCAGGTCCCAGGGGTAAGAGCCGTGTCCGCCGTGATCGCCGTGATCACGTCCGCCGTGTCATCCTGGATGTCCACGGTGCATCCCGTCGGCGTGCCCGTGAACACGGTCGCACAGAGGGAGACGCCGACGACCGTCATAGCCTCCAGCGCCTTGAACGCGATCACGCTGTCGGCATCGGCCAGTGGAGACACGTGGAACGGGAGTACTCTCATCACTTCGTTGGCCATGGGTAATGCTCCTTTCAGACGTTGTTGCGAAGATAGTTGACGGCCTTGAGCCCGGCCTTCGACAGTCCGTGGGTGGTCTGCGAGGCGAAGAACGCCGTGAATGCCATTTGCCCGCCCCTCGCCACACTGTCAGCGTCGCAGCTGGTCACAAACCTGAGAACCGACAGGTCCAGCCCCAGCCCTCTACCCAAGCACCCGAGACACACCGGAGCAAACCCCAGGGCCACGCAGCCAACCAGCCACAAGAACCGCTTCGTCTCCCAGGTGAGGGAGTCCCATCGCTTCTGCACCCCAGGTATCACCTCCAGAACGATGGCCAGCCCGCCCGCCAGCAGCGACACGATGAGCTCCGCCGACAGCCCCCCGGTCACCGGCTCCGTCACTGGCTGAGCAACCGGCGCCTGCACCAGTGGCGCAGCACCAGCCACCAACGGATACAGCAGCACCAGCGCCACCAAAGCCAGCCCCAGCGCCACGACGACCAATACACCATTCCCCCGTTGAGTAGTCATGCTCCCCTCCTCTCCGACCGGTGGTGACAGCGGCCGGCGGGATCCCCGCGCCCTCACCGCACCGCTGCCACCAACTCCATAGCGTTATCGCTCTAAGTGACGTTGCTCTTATGCAGTGGCCTATAGTCCGCCACCCCTCCGGCGACGAAGAAGCGGCACTTGATCCGCAACTCGTCGTTGCTCCACATGGACCCCACGACCTGGTCATCGGCTACGAACAGCTCAGGCTCCCGCCCGTACCGGTAGCCGAGGCACACCCCGGGGCAGTCGTTGGGCTCGCACACCGCCGCCCAATCCTTGGCATCCGTCCACTCCGGAACCACGACCACGCGGGCACTGCCGGCCCTGGGCTCCAGGTAGTGGTAGGTCGCCTCCGCGGACCACGGTTGCTCGAAGATCGTCAGCGCCGTTCGCTCTAGCTCGATCGGCACCAGGCAAAAATGTGGCCGGATGGCCAGCGGAGCCGCAGACCCTGGCTCCGTCTGCTGGTACACCGCCTGCACCACAACATCCCACTGCGCGGCACTGAGCGCCGTCGTCAGCAGGTTCGTGTGGTTCCCCGCGTCGAACACGTTGTGCGTGCACGACATCACCGGCCCGATACCCGCGTTGTCCGTGAACATCGCCGACACCAGAGAGGACAGCGTCCGCCAGGCCGCGTTGCCCAGCTCCCTGGGAATACGCTTGACAGACCCGACATCGTCCCGGTCCATCATCTCCAGCGTGATCCCGATGTAGCCGCCCTTCTTCACGAAGTCCGCCGTCTCCTCCGCATCCGCCCAGTCAAGCTCCGTGTACGGCCCGCCCTCAGACACCGTGGGCAGCGCACCGATGCCGCCGGTCTTCATCCACGTGACCTGGTTGAGAGAACCGAAGTCCTCTTCGTAGGCGATGGGCGCCCACCACCGAGGCCGCACGTTGTACGCCTGCAGTAAAACCTTGTTGAGCACGTTCTTGACCACGGAGGTCATCGAGGCCGCGGTGACGTTGGCCAGCCGCACCCGCTCCGGATTGAACGTGCCATAGAAGTCGTAGTCGCCGCTCAGCATGAGGTACATCTCCCGGATACCCGACAGGCGAGGTATATCCGAGTGCTCCTCGGGGACCTCCAGCCCCATGAACTTCTCGAACGCCAGCTCCACGCGCTCCAGGCTGGTCAGCATGCCCGACACGCGAGACCCGTCCAGCGCGTCGCCTGCCCCGATGACCACCTGGTCCTCCAGCATGCCCGCCAGCATCTTGCGGTACCGCTCGATCTCCCCGGTCAGCACCTCGGGAACGAACACCTTCCCGCTGAACTGAGCGCGGACCGCGTCTTTCATCGGTTGTGGGAGCTCGCACCATGTCAGCGCCCCCTCCAGGACCGTCTGACACTGTGCGCGTAGGAGCTCCTGGGCTTGCTCTGCCGCCTCGTCGACAGCGGTGGCCGCGTTCACGGCCCGCGCGCTCTCTTCCGCACGGCCGGCTGCCCCTGCCCTGAGCTCATTCCTGACTCTGGTTTCCTCGGCCCCAGGGGACTGCGAGGCGGGCGTGGAGTCAGTCTGGACTTGTGCCCCTTCCGTCTTCACTTGGTCCTCAGGCATGATGTTTCCCCCTCTCACTGAATTGAGGACACGATCAAACGACCCGCCAGATGCGGGATAGAAAACGACGTCCACTGAGTACACATCGCTGACCGCCATAACCACCCTGGTCTCGCCCTCCAGGTAGTAGCTGGCCAGCAGGTCCGCAGACAGCCCCACGTTGGGCACCGCTAGACCCGCCTCCCGGTCCTCGATGATCTGGTCTACAAGGGCCTCTACCCAGTCGGCACTTGGCGCGTTCGACAGGCGCAGCCGACCCCTCAGGCCTCCGCGCGGCTCCACGTCGGGATCCCAGGCCACGCCGGCCATCACCCCGACCAGGTCCCGCACACTGGCCCCCCGCTCGAACCACCCGACGTGGTCCACAAAGCAGCTGGCCCCCTCGAAGCGGCCGACCGACGCTTGCAGCACCGGCGCAGGGAACCGCCACCCATGCAGAGTGTCGCCGGCCTTGATCAGTGTCACCTCATAGTTGCCACCCTCGCCCACAGACGCCGACAGCGCCAGGGAGACTCGGGTTTCCATGGGTTCCGGTGCCATCCTCTAGTCCTCCCTCATCC